TATGTCTATAAGTGTAGGGTTCATTAGAAACACTCCTCTTCTTCGATTACAAAGGTAACAAAAGCCCTGTATCCGTAGTTGTCAGTATCTAGGACAAACTCCGCGTTCGGTACGGGGCAGCTCTTCAGCCACTCTTCAAAGCTGTCATCGTTGAATGTGATGGGATCTTCGTTGTTCATGCTGCTGCCTCCTTAGCTGTACTGTAGCTGTTCTTGGTAATGTTCATCTACCAGATCCAGAATCGTGTCAGCTTCCCATGTTGCGCCGTCTGGTGTCTTCTCTGGCAGCTCTCTCAATATCTCGTAAACAGCTTGAGACTTTGTGCAAACCATGTAGACGGCTAGTTCAACTTTGTTCTTTAACAGGTTGTAAAAGTCTTCATCGTTGTTTAGCCATAGTGCTGTTTGCCAATGGTCGTATGTTTCGTATCCGTTGAAGGTTTCGTTGTTCATCGTCATTTCTCCTCAGTATCCTAACCATTCAAGAATTTCGTTTGAGTAGTAAACCTTTTTAGATCCTACTTCTTCAACAAAGTCAGCCCAGTCTATGCCATGCGCTAACACCTCCGCCTTGGCTTCTCTCAGTGAGACTGGATGGCCTTCCATTGCTTCGTCATGTGTCATTATCGAATCTCCCTTATCATGTCAACGGCTGCTTGTCTTAGCGGTGAAACAACCCCTTTAACTAACCCGCCGTTAGGATCAATAACATTTATCTCGTCAGCTAGTAAAAACACAGCGTGATCAAGCATCCTTTCGTGCCTGTTAGCGATGCGTTGAAACTCGATAGGGTCGTCCTTAACTACCGCCATCAGCGCGTTTGTCCGCGCAACGCTACGAGCCTTTAACGTAGCTTCAAGTCTATCTAAAATGTTCTTTTGTTCTTCGTTCATTTTACTGTCTCCTGCTTAATGAGTGCTTTCGTTAATGTTCGCACGTCTTCGGTTAACATATCAACACGTCGAAACAGCTCTTGGTTTAACTGCTCTTGCGCGTCTAGTCTGTTTTTTAACTTCCCAATCTCTGCTTTGATCTGTCCTTCTGTCATTGTTTAACCCTCTACCTTGTAAACTGTACGAATGCGACGACGTGCCGCTGTGTCTGCTGTCCAGTCATGCAACAAGCCGTCACGAATGCACAACGCGTGGCCTCTGACTGTCACATAGTACGTACCTTGCGCCATTACTTTTGCAAACCGTCCGATAGTCATTCCGTAAAAAGCCCTGTCGGATAACTCACGAATGCTTTTGCCTTCTGCGTGAACAGCGTCCGTTATAGCGGGAAACCAATCAGCATGGCGCATACCACAGCGTTGTTTTCTGCCGTATCTTTTCATGTGTCTGTGAGCTTTACCGTATGACCAATCAAGCGACAACGCAAGCGCCGCAACTGTACAAAAGTTTTTATCTTTGTAACGTTCGATTGCAACCTTTGCCAGATCTTCAAAATTCTGTCTCATTGTCAAACCCTCGTTAGTGAATCAGTGAAGGATACTCAGCGAATACCCTTCAGTGATTCACCCTCTGCCGTAGCTTTAACGTTGCGCGTTGTTGTTGCTCCGGATTGTCTGCCCATTGCTGACACGCTGTGACTCGCTACGGTTTGGGTGAGTCGGTCTGCTTCCGTGTGTTTGGGTGTTTGTCGTAGTTCGTTTACGAGCCTTCGGATACCCTCCAGCTACATACGCCCACGCTACAACTACTTACCCTCTGCGAGGCCCATCGTTAAAAACCCACTGATGGCGTGGTCGGTCTCTTACTTTCATAAGTCTCCACCAGCTCTCACGAGGTATCCCGCGAGGTGGCTTTGATGCCAGTTAGTTCTGATAGGGTTGCGCCTAGCGGGATTGTGGCTCCCCGTCGCCATGTCAATAACTTTAGGTGAAGGCTTTGGGAATGTCTAATATTAGTTTTGAATATTGTTTTCAAAAACCATTCACGAGATGAATAACGCTATCGGTCAAGTATGTATAAAGGAACGCGCACGCGTCTAACATGGTAACGATATAGATGCAATACTGTTAATGCGTACAGTGTCTAGGTTGTCCTGTAGTGGTCCTACCTAGACTCTCACACTCCCCCTTGTCAGTTCTATTATGGAACTGAGTAGGTTCTATTTTGGTACTTAGTAGGTTCTATTATGGAACTGCTGTGGATAAGTCTGTGGATAACTCTGTTGAAAAGCTGTGGATAACTGGGGCGGGGAGGGGGAGATGCTGACAACTTTTCTGTATGTTGCTACCCAGACACAAAAAAGAGTCAAATTAGACCCTAAAATAACCCCTAGTTATCTAACAAGAAACAATATATAAATCAATAACATAAGCAGCTCAGAATCTGGACCGTGCTGGTACAGTTTAAAGGACGTTGTCAAGTCTTTTATAAATATATTATTTTTTTTTCAACAAAGGTATTGCTTTTTGTTCGTTTTTATGATATACTATTAGTATAGACTTAGAAATTACTCTTTAAAGATTCTTTACCGCGCCGTATAAGATAAATTATTATAAGATAATTATTAAATGTATAACTTATAAGGCTTACAAGAATCTTATAAGAGTCTTTAAAGAGGGCTTTTATGACTGATAACGCAGTTCCTCCTAAAAGGAAACGTGGAAGACCACGTAAAACTGAAGTTTCGTCTGTTAAAAAAGGTAGTCGCAACGCTGTTGGTCGCCCGAAGGGTGACGCTGCTGTCATAAACGAATACAAAGCACGTATGTTAGCATCACCTAAGTCCAGAAAGGTGCTAGATACTATCTTTGATGCGGCGTTAGACCATGATCATAAGAATCAAGCGGCAGCGTGGAAGCTTGTTATGGACAGAATCCTGCCCGTTGCAGCGTTTGAGAAAGATGTTGTTAAGGACGGTGGTAGAAGTGCCATTCAGATTAACATTAGTGGTGTTGGTGCGGTAGATGTTGAACAACCTACAGTCATAGAAGGCGAGGTAGTTAATACAGATGAGTCTTAAACACTTTACACGTGAAGAATTTGACTGTCAAGTCTCCGGTACTAATAACATGGAGCAAGACTTTCTAGAAAAGTTAGACGAGTTGCGGGCGTACTGCGGTTTTCCCTTCGTTATAACAAGTGGGTATCGCCATCCTACGATGCACCCCATAGAAAAAAAGAAGGATGTACCCGGCACACATGCCCAAGGGATCGCGGCAGACATAAAAATAACAAATGCCGCTGATCGCTACACTATTGTGTTTAACGCAGTAAAACTAGGCTTTACAGGTATAGGTATAGAGGACGGTTTTGTACATGTGGACACTAGGGGTACGACTCCAGTGATTTGGTTGTACTAATGCTATATACTAAAAACAAAAACTTAGCGGACACCAGTACGCAAACAATTGTAACTATTCCTAATGGGTACGTTGCACACTGGAACATGGCATTTGTAGCTAACCTAGATAACTCTACTAACAGTGTTACGTTGTTTGTAGACAAGCCTAGTCCAATAGAAGATATATATATTTATAACGGCACTAATATATCGTCAAAAGAAAACCTATTGATTGACGGTAATGCAGTGTTTGTTTTACAGCCGGGGGACATTATTAAAGCATCTAGTGGTAGTGCAGGGAACGTAGAAGTAGTAGTTACGTTTGATTTGTTAGAAGCACCAGCAGTGTTTAATAATTTTAATGGATCTTAATATAGAACTACTGCCTTGGCAGCAAGATGTTTGGGCAGACGAAACACGGTTTAAAATAGTAGCTGCTGGGCGACGTACAGGTAAGTCTAGGTTAGCAGCATGGATGTTAATTGTTAACGCACTACAGGCGGACAGAGGCCATGTATTTTACGTCGCACCTACTCAAGGACAAGCCAGAGACATTATGTGGCAAACCCTCCTCGAACTGGGGAATCCTGTTATTGCTGGTAGTCACATTAATAATTTGCAAATCAAGCTGGTCAACGGAGCTACCATCAGCCTCAAAGGTGCTGACAGACCAGAGACAATGCGAGGTGTCTCACTCAAGTTTTTAGTGCTGGATGAGTACGCAGACATGAAGCCTGATGTATTCGAGCAGATCCTGAGACCTGCATTGGCTGACCAAAAGGGCTGTGCGATGTTCATTGGTACACCGATGGGCCGCAACCATTTCTATGAACTATACAAATATGCAGAGTTAGATGATGATCCGACTTACAAGGCTTGGCACTTTACTTCTTACGATAATCCTATTCTTGACCCGGCTGAAATTGATATTGCAAAGCGCTCTATGTCTTCTTATGCGTTTCGTCAGGAATTTATGGCGTCGTTTGAAGCCCGTGGTTCAGAGATGTTTAAGGAAGACTGGGTACGCTTTAGTCAGGATGAGCCGGAAATAGGTGATTACTACATTGCAGTTGACTTGGCGGGATTTGAAGAAGTTAACAAGAAGAGAACTAAGAACACCAAACTTGACGACACAGCGATTGCCGTGGTTAAGGTCAGCGAGCATGGTTGGTTTGTTGACAATATCATACATGGCAGATGGTCACTTGACGAAACAGCAGCTAAGATATTTCAGGCCGTTAGAGATTATCGTCCCGTGTCGGTGGGAATCGAAAGAGGTATTGCAAAGCAAGCCGTTATGTCGCCTCTGATGGACCTACAGAAACGTTACGGAAACTTCTTTAGAGTTGAAGAGTTAACACACGGTAACAAGAAGAAGACCGACAGGGTAATGTGGGCGTTGCAGGGACGCTTTGAAAATGGGTACATTACTCTGAACAAGGGAGAGTGGAATAGTCGTTTTCTAGACCAGCTCTTTCAGTTTCCTGACCCTTTGACCCATGATGACTTGGTGGACGCACTAGCGTACATTGACCAATTGGCTAACGTAGCGTATGACTATGACTACGAAATAGAAGACCATGATATTTTAGACGTGGTAGCAGGATACTAATATGGCAGAATTTTACGAACAAGATCCACTTTTAGTTGAAGAAACGATTGAAGACTGGGTCATAACCAAATGTGAGGACTGGCGTGACTATTACGAGTCAAATTATGAAGGAAGGTTTGAAGAGTATTATAGACTCTGGCGTGGTATATGGGATCCTGCAGACAGTGACCGTAAGTCTGAGCGTTCCCGTATTATTTCTCCTGCACTTCAGCAAGCTGTCGAGTCTAATGTTGCTGAGTTAGAAGAAGCTACGTTTGGTCGTGGTAAGTGGTTTGATGTTAGTGACAACTTAGGTGATACGCAAAAGGAAGATGTACTATTCCTGCGTAACAAACTAACTGAAGACTTTGAAAACTGCATGGTACGTAAGTCTGTTGCAGAGTGTCTTATCAATGCTGCTGTATTTGGTACAGGTGTTGGTGAGATTGTTATTGAAGAAATGAAAGAGATGACGCCCGGTACGCAACCTGTTATGGGTGGTGATTTGCAAGCAGTAGGTGTAAATGTTACTGACCGTGTTGTTGTTAAGCTTAAGCCTGTACTACCTCAGAACTTCCTGATTGATCCTGTAGCTACGTCTGTAGATGACGCTATGGGTGTGGCTGTAGATGAGTTTGTAAGCAAGCACCATGTAGAACTGTTACAAGAACAAGGTGTTTATCGTGACGTGTATGTTGGTTCTGCTGCTCCTGACACTGACCTTGAGCCTGACCAAGACATAACAATTTACAACGATGACAAGGTTCGTCTTACTAAGTACTATGGTCTAGTGCCACGAGAGCTTCTAGAATCCGCTCTGAGCGACGATGACGAAGAAGAGGTAGAAGGAGAAGGGGAAGAAGGTTCACGTTACGTAGAGGCCGTTGTAATCATTGCTAACGGTGGTATTTTACTTAAGGCAGAAGCTAATCCTTACATGATGGAAGACCGTCCTATTGTTGCGTTTCCTTGGGACGTAGTACCCGGACGCTTCTGGGGTCGTGGTGTATGTGAAAAAGGTTACAATTCACAAAAAGCACTTGACACTGAACTACGCGCTAGAATCGACGCTCTAAGCCTGACTATTCACCCCATGATGGCTATTGATGCTACTCGTCTACCACGTGGTGCAAAGCCAGAAGTACGGCCCGGTAAGATGATCCTAACCAACGGAGACCCACGTGAAGTACTTCAACCGTTCAACTTTGGTCAAGTTAGTCAAATCACTTTTGCTCAGGCAGGAGCCTTGCAGCAGATGGTACAACAAGCAACAGGAGCCGTTGACTCAGCAGGAATCGCAGGCTCTGTTAATGGCGAGAGTACTGCCGCTGGGATTAGTATGTCTCTTGGCGCTATTATTAAACGTCATAAACGCACTCTGATTAACTTCCAACAGTCTTTCTTGATTCCGTTTGTTAAGAAAGCAGCGTATCGTTACATGCAGTTTGACCCTGAGAACTATCCAGTGGCTGACTACAAGTTTAACGCAAGCAGCACTTTAGGGTATTATTGCAAGAGAGTACGAAGTAACTCAGCTCGTACAGTTGCTACAGACTATGGGTAAAGACTCACCGTTGTACAACACATTGATTCAGTCTGTTGTTGACAACATGAACTTGTCTAACCGTGAAGAACTAGTTGCTGCTTTGTCTCAGGCTTCACAACCTAACCCTCAAGCTCAACAGATGCAACAACAAATACAACAATTGCAGATGCAGTTCCAGCAGTCTCAGACGCAAGCGTTGTCTGCTCAGGCGCAAGAGTCACAAGCACGAGCTGCTAAGTTGGCTGCTGAAGCTCAGGCTGTACCTATGGAACTTGAGATTGACCGTATTAACGCCGTTACTAGAAACCTTAAAGAAGGTGACGCAGAAGATAAAGAGTTTGAGCGACGTATGAAAGTTGCTGATACTCTCCTTAAAGAAAGACAAATAGAAGGTAAAACCAATGTTAACAGACCACGAACTGAGACTCCTCCTGCAGAGAGTCAACAACGAATTTCAGGGAACTTTCCAACGAATAACGGAACTGGAACGCAAGGTGGAGGAGCTGTCTAATGCCCAAGAGCAAAGACCCAAAACTAGCACGAGCAGGGGTAAGCGGGTACAACAAACCGAAGCGGACGCCTAGTCACCCTACTAAAAAGTTTGTAGTAGTTGCCAAGGACGGTGACAAGACTAAGACTATACGGTTTGGCGATGCAAAGATGACCATTAAGAAAGGATCAACCTGCACGTCGTAAGTCGTTTAGAGCGCGTCACAAGTGTGATACAAACCCACCTAGTAAACTAACGGCACGCTACTGGTCGTGTAAGAAGTGGTGAGTAGATGGCTAAAGGTGTAAAACATTACAAAGCGTGATGGCACTGAATATACAGGTGGCACACATAAGATGCCTGATGGGTCGCTTCATTCAGGTAAAACTCATGGAAAAACATCAGTACCACTTTTCCATTTTGATGATTTGTCTAAGACAGCAAAGGAGAAAGCTATGCCCGGTTATGGAATGAAAACAATGAAGCCAAAGAAAAAGAAGCCTGCTATGCCTGTACGCGGTCAACGCACAATGACTAACAAGAAAAACAAAAAGAAGTAGTCATGGCTAAAGCAAAACCTAAAAAGTCTGGACCCTACTCCTAAAAATAAGGCGTTGTATTCTAGAGTTAAATCAGAAGCTAAACGTAAGTTTGACGTATGGCCTTCTGCGTATGCTTCGGCATGGTTGACTCGTGAGTACAAGAAACGTGGTGGTACTTATGGCTAAAGGCGGTCTTAAGAAATGGTTTGACGAAGAATGGGTTGACGTTAAAACTGGCAAGAAATGTGGTCGTAAGTCTGCTAAAAATAGTAAACGTCCGTACCCTTCCTGTAGACCTAAAGCTGTTGCAGCTAAGATGACTGCAGCAGAAAAAAAGTCATCAGCTAAACGCAAAACAGGACCAGCTAAAATTAAACACGCAGTCACAGCTTCAGGACGTAGAAGAAAGACTACAAAAAAAGCTTGACACCAAACAAAAAACATGATATACTATTAGTATATACAGAAACTTTAGAGGAAACTATGACACCCGAGCTTGAAACATACTTTAACAATTACAATGAATTGTTTAATCACGAAGGTTTCAAACAACTCGTTACTGAACTTTCCAATAACGCAACACAGTTAGCAGATATACAAACAGTTAAAGATCAGGAAGACTTATACTTTCGTAAAGGTCAAGTAGCTGCTTTTGCTACTGTTATTAATCTACAAGGTACTATTGAAGCTGCTCGTGATCAAGCTGAAGCAGAAGACGAAGAGCCTATAGATGTTTAAGATATATGACTTTCGTTGTACTAACGGACATGTCTTTGAAGATTTTGTAAAGAGTGGTACTACAACCAGTAGGTGCGGTTGCGGTGCTAACGCTACAAAAATGGTATCTGCCCCGTCTTTCCACCTTGAAGGTGCTTCCGGAGATTTTCCCGGTAGTCACATGAAGTGGGTTAGGGAACACGAAAAAGCAGGTAAAAAATCCTCTCCATAATGATTATAATCACGGAGTTTAATTATGTCAAGAGCTATGATGCTTGATCCACAACCTGAAGAGGACAATGTGGACGCCATTGAAAACGAAGTAGATGAGATTCAACAAGAAGAAGAAGTTGAGCAACCTCAAGCCGAAGAACAAAGTTTACCCGATAAGTACCAAGGTAAGTCTTTAGAAGAAGTAGTACAGATGCACCAAGAAGCTGAGAAGCTTTTAGGTCGTCAGTCTTCTGAAGTAGGCGAACTTCGTAGGGTAGTTGATGATTATATTTCTAGTCAACAACAACCAACAGCACCTCAACAACAACACGTTGAGCCTGAAGACGATATAGACTATTTTACAGATCCTCAAGGTGCAGTCAATCGTGCTATTGAGAATCACCCTAAGATTAGAGAAGCGCAGCAGTACACTGAGCAGTACAAGAAGCAGTCGTCACTTGCCACCCTTCAAGCTAAACATCCAGATATGCAAGACATTCTTAGTGACCCTAAGTTTGCAGAATGGATTAAGGCATCTAAGATTAGGACTCAGTTGTTTGTAGCGGCTGACCAACAGTATGATGCTGACTCTGCTGATGAACTGTTTTCACTCTGGAAAGAACGTAAGACAGTTGCTCAGCAAACCGCCAATGTTGAAAAACAGGCACGTAAGCAATCACTAAAGGCAGCTAATACAGGCAATGCACGAGGCAGTGCTGAGGGATCACGTAAGAAGGTATATCGCAGGGCCGACATTATTAAACTAATGAAGAATGACCCTGACCGTTATCAAGCTTTATCAGAAGAAATTATGACAGCTTATGCGGAGGGTCGAGTCAAATAATCTAGGAGATTGACATGGCTACTGCAACTTTTCCGGGCGCAGCCGGTTTTACTGCGAAGACAGAAGCAGATAAGTTTATTCCAGAAATTTGGAGTGACGAGATTATTGCTGCTTACCAAAAGAACCTGAAGATGGCTCCACTTGTCAAGAAGCTTGCTATGACTGGCAAGAAAGGCGACAAGCTACATGTGCCTAAGCCCGTCCGTGGTGATGCAAATGCTAAGGTTGCTGATACAGCAGTCACTATCATTGCAAACACTGAAGGCGAGTTGACTGTTGACATTGACCGTCACTTCGAGTACTCACGCTTGATTGAGGACATTGTAGAAGTACAAGCTCTTTCTAGCCTGCGTCAGTTCTACACTGAAGACGCTGGTTATGCTCTTGCTGTACAAATCGACAATGACCTTCACGCTGCAGGTACTGGCTTTGGTGACGGTGGTGCTGTTGTATTCAGCCCAGCAGAAACTGACTACCAGCACACTGGTTGTTTCTTCAATGACAACGGTACTACTACTCAGTACGTTGACGACACAATGGACGCAAACGACGTATTCACTGATGCGTTCTTCCGTGACATGATTCAGAAGCTTGATGACAACAACGTACCTATGGACGGACGTGCGCTTATCATCCCACCTTCTGTTCGTAACACTATCATGGGTATTGACCGTTACGTGTCTTCTGACTTTGTATCTGGTCAGGCTGTCAACAGTGGTCTTATTGGTAACCTCTACGGTGTAGACGTTTACGTTTCAGCTAACTGCCGAACTATTGAAGCAGCTGGCTGACAACACTGCGTCTTCAATCGACACTCGTGCTGCACTCTTGTTCCACCGTGATGCAATCATCATGGCAGAGCAGCAGTCTGTACGTTCGCAAACTCAGTACAAGCAGGAATACCTCTCAACTCTGTACACGGCTGATTGCCTGTATGGTGTTCAGGTATATCGTCCTGAAGCTGGTTTCGTACTCGCAGTCGCAGAGTAACGACCTTATGGGGGTCAGCAATGGCCCCTTTTCCTTTTCTTTAGTAGGAGTAGTAGATGCCTTTATTCCGTGGAACAGGTGGTTCTGGTGATGCTAGTACTGATGCGTATGCTTCACAGGTAGCTACCAGCGCCCAGACTGCCACTACTAAAGCAAATGAAGCTAGTGCTTCTGCAGCAGCAGCGGCAACCTCAGCAACAAATGCAGCAGGCTCTGAAGCGTCTGTAGCAGCAGATGCAACTACTGCGTCCAATGCAGCATCCGCAGCACAAACCTCACAGACCGCAGCAGAAACAGCTAAGACAGCAGCGCAAGCAGCGCAGACTGCATCAGAGACTGCTCAGACAGCGGCAGAACTAGCGGAGACCAATGCTGAGACTGCTGAGACTAACGCAGAGACAGCGGAAACAAACGCTTCTGCTTCTGCTACTGCAGCGGCCTTCTAGTGCTACATCTGCAGCGTCTTCAGCTACAACGGCCTACAACTCAAGCCACTACAGCCACGACTCAGGCTACAGCGGCATCAACGTCTGCCAGTAACGCATCCACCAGCGAAAGCAACGCATCTACCTCAGCGTCAAATGCAGCTACTTCAGCCGCCAATGCGTCTACGTCAGAAACTAATGTAGCACTAAGTGCTACCAACGCAGCAACCAGTGAGACTAATGCGGCTACCTCTGCTACGTCTGCGTCTACTTCCGCAACGACAGCAACGACTCAGGCAACTGCAGCGTCAACAAGTGCGACTAACGCAGCCACTTCTGCAACGAATGCTTCGACCAGTGAAACCAACGCTGCCTCTAGCGCCTCCTCAGCGTCCACCTCAGCCACGAACGCTGCTACCAGTGCTACTGCAGCACAAACAGCACAAACTGCGGCAGAGGCCGCTCAGACGGCTGCTGAGGCTGCTCAGGAATCCATTGACGGGTTTTTCTTGGGAGCGCAGGCAAGTAACCCTACAGTAGACCTGAACGGTAATGCTGTTACTGCAGGGGACTGGTACTTCAACACAGGTGACAACACAACACGCATCTATGATGGCAGTGCTTGGAACACAGTAAACCCAGACCTTATTGGTGACACTAGTCCACAACTGGGTGGTACGTTAGACGCTAATGGCAACACTATCGACATGGGTACTAATGTTATTACTGACACTAAGGTTGGACAGTGGGACACAGCTTATGGCTGGGGTGACCATAGCACTCAGGGCTACTAGGTAACGAAACAATCACGCTAACTGGTGCTGTCACCGGCTCTGGTACAACTTCTATTGCAACTACACTGTCAACTATTGACGGGGGAACTTATTAATGACAACGATTAAATTAAAGAATGGCTCAGGTGCGCCTTTAGCTGGTGATCTTGTTCAAGGTGAACCTGCATTAGACCTGACTAACAAGCGTCTCTACACAGAGGACTCAGGCGGTACTGTTATTGAGGTAGGTACTAATCCTACTAGTTTGACTACGGGTACATTTACCTCTACAGGTATTGACGATAACGCCGCCTCTACAGCTATCACTATTGATGGAAGCGGCAACGTCGGAATAGGCGTAGCTGACGGTGACGTTACAAATGATGGCAGTGCCGCAAGAACCTACGTAGGTATCATTGGCACAGCGAATAGAGGCAGATTAAATATAGGCACTACTGCATCTAACGGTGCAGACGCGGCAACTTTAGCATTTACAAACGGTGCTAATACACTTGCAGACATTATTGTTGATACTACCTCTGGGGTACAAAACAGTGGAAATCTAAGTATTAGCTCTACTGATTACCTTAGAGTTTTGACAAGTGGCTCAGAACGCATGCGCATCGATGCAAGCGGCAACTTGCTTGTGGGGACTACTACTACTGACGGCGGCTATGATGAATCAGACGGAGGTGCATCTACGGTATTTATAGGTGCTTCTATTGGTGGTGCCGCAAACGGTTCTGCTTTTGTGTCCCGTAGAGCCGCACCACTTCAGTTAAATCGTCAGGCTAATGATGGTGACATTGCAGTCTTCCGCAAAGACGGCTCAACAGTCGGTAGTATTGCTAACAGAGGTACTAATTTATCTGTCGGCTCTGGAGATGTTGCATTAGAGTTTAACGCATCTAACGACGCCGTATTACCTGCAAGCACTTCTACAAACAACACAAGAGATGCGGCGGTAGATTTAGGCATGTCTGCTGTACGCTTCAAAGACCTTTACCTGTCAGGCGGTGTCTACCTAGGCGGCACAGGATCAGCCAACAAGCTGGATGACTATGAAGAAGGGACGTTTAGCGGAACTGTGCAAGGGTCAGTTTATAGTGGCACGTATACAAAAGTAGGACGCATTTGCCATATTAGTTTGGATGTAGACAACACTAACAGTACAAGCACTCAAATAGCTTCCCTACCTTTTTCATCAAAAAATGGTGGAACTTCAATTAACGGTTCTCAGCCTACTTTTAATACAAGCAACGCTAATGCTGATGTTTTTGTAGCGCCTTATAACGGAGGATCAGCAGTGTTTCTTTACACTCGCACAGGAACCACTCAAAACGTAAGTACAGGAACAATAATAGTTAATTTTGTTTACGAAACAGATTGATTATCTCAAGTGGACTCTTGAGACGGACTAAAGGAGAAAGACAATGGCATTAACAGAAGCAAACATCGAAGACAAAATCGAAGTAGTAGGCGACTTTAAACACGTACAGGTTCGTACTGCACGAGTCATCTATGACGACGGCACAGAAATTAGTCGTAGCTTTTCACGACACGTGTTGGAGTGTTCTACCAAGTCAGGTGACACATGGTCAAACACGGACATTTCAGGAGAAAGTACTGAGGTACAAGGCATCTGCAATGCAGTATGGACTGACGCTGTACGCACTGCTTTTCAAACCGCTATGGACGCACAAGAGCTATGATGGAAACTATTTCTGACATTGCCAACATAGCAACAGCCGTTATCTCAGTAGCGTCTATCATTGCGGCTGTAACACCTACGCCTAAAGACGACGTATGGATAGCCAAGCTGTACCGTTTCATTGACATAATGGCTATTAACATAGGCAAGGCAAAGCAGTAAGGATTAACTATGACTCCTGTAGACGAAGCATTAGCACGTTTAGACAAGCATGAAGCTGAGTGTGCCTTACGGTACGAGATGATTCAGTTGCAGCTTGATGAGCATAACAGACGCTTTGATAAGCTAGAGAAGATGATGCAGGGTGGCTTTGCTTCTATTGCTGTCATCATAACTGTAGCTATTGCTATCTTGGAGTTTGCTAGGTGATACAGACGCTGCTTGGCCCTATTGTTGATCTTGTGGGTGGTCATCTGCAACGCAAGGCAGAAGAGAAGAAGGCTGTACACGAGCGTAAGATGGTAGCGATACAGCAGGACGCTAACTGGGAAAACATCCACGCCAACAACGCAAGCAGTTCATGGAAGGACGAATGGTTTACGATTTTGTTTTCTGTCCCATGTGTACTTGCGTTCTTCCCTAGCATGGTGCCTGTAGTGATGAATGGGTTTGCTGCTTTGGACGCTATGCCTGAGTGGTACAAAGGTTTTCTGGGTGCTGCTGTGGCAGCGTCGTTTGGTCTACGTGGCCTAGCTAACTGGAAGAAATAATTATGGCACGACGACCTATAACAGGAATGCTTACTCAAAACTCCACAAAACCCGTGGGGCTGCCTAGTGCGGCGTTACCTCCAACTATAGCAGAAGAAGAAGAAGTTTTTTCTGACACTGATTCTTTTGTAACTCCACAAAATAAACCAGCGCCAGAAACTAAAAATACTCCTGCTGCTCCTGCTGCTGCTCCTTCTACTCCTACTACTGCTGCTTCAGAAAGTGCCCGTTTGTTTCCTTATGTCACGGACGGAACAGACTTAAGAGGTGGACAGTCTAGAGCGCCTTGGTCTGAACAAGATATTCAAATGCTTACTGAAGCAGAGTTGCGTGATGTTTTTAAAGAAGATAAGCGACTACAAGGCCAGTACAATAGCGTAGATAACTACATAAGTTACATGAATGATTTTATGGACATTGTAGACGCTAACCCCGAACAGTTTAATTGGTGGGACAGCGCAGTACCTTACAGCATTGATACTATGCAGTTTGCGGAGAGGTATGACTTAAACGACGAAGACGCTCGTATGGGTTCTGGTGAACGAATTGATGCGTCAAAAGAAGCATACCGAACATCAGAAGAACGCTTTAACAATTTAATTTCTTCTCCTGAAATGTCAGCTTTACGTGACCAATACAATTTAACGTCTCAGTTTCAAAATTCAGATGGTGATACTTTTTCTTTTAACGGCATTAACTTTACTGAAACTTATGAGGTAGATGACTCAGAAGGCCGTTTTATTGAACCAATAATGAATCTTGCAAATACAGTAGCGTTGGGTTTAGCTACAGGAGAAGTAGGATCTGTTTTAGGCCCTTCTCTTACAGGTGGAACAGCAGCTTCTGCAACTGCATCAGGCACTTTTGCACAAGGAGCAGTAAATAACATTATAGGCGGAGCTATCAATCAAGGACTTACTACAGGTTCTATAGATGCTTCTGAACTAGCAACAGCAGGTATTGTAGCAGGTATTGGAGGCGTTGCTGAAGGTATAAAAACAGGAGAACTAGCAGGGACTGCTGCTTCTGACGCAATTAATAATCTTTCTGAATTAACAGGGTTACCAATAAACGAAACAACAGATATTGTTAAAAACCTTGCAACTGGGGCTATTACCGGAGATGATCTTGAAGGTATTGCCATAGGAGCAGTTCAAGGATTTACTTCCGGACAGATTAAAAATGTACTTAACGAAACATTTGGTGATGAAATAGATATTGAGAATGTATTTGATGAAGGCACAACGACTATTCCAACTTCAGCTTTAGATTCTCTTGTTGACACAGCCGTAAATGCAGCTTTTGAAGGAGAAGTAGAAGTACAGGATGTTTTAAAGTCTGTTGCCGAATACGCACAAGAAGGTGGCTCTTTTGGTTTCCTAGACCCCGGTTTAGACTTACCTGACATTGACGGAGATTTATTTGGTGATCTTGGTTTTATAGAAGACGCTTTAAGAACAGTAGGAAGAGAAACCGAAGATGTAGTGAGGAGCATAGGAAGTGAAATAGACGATGAAATTATTCAGCCCTATGTTAGGCCCACTGCTAGAGCAATAGATAAATACGTAATACAGCCTGTTTATGAAAATGTTGTACGTCCTTTAGATGAAGCTGTTGTTCAACCTACCCGTGAAGTAGTCAAAGACGTTGAAGACGTAATTAAAGAGGCAGTACCACAAGGGACAACACCGGAGTTTGTTAAAACAGACTTCCCTAGCGTTGACTTACCTAGCGTTGACTTACCTAGCGTTGACTTACCAAGTATTGACTTACCTAGTATTGACTTTGGAATGCCTCAGCTTGCTGGAGGAGGAGGAGGAGGAGGTATGTTTGACCCGTACAGTACTAACATAGGTTACGGCCCAGTTCAACTACAACAGTTAATAACGTCTCCATACGGCGTACAACAGCCAGCACTAAAGGATTATGAGTTAGCAATGAATGGTATTTTAGCTAGAAACTCAGGAATGATGTCATGACATATTTAAACCTAGTAAATAATGTTTTAAGAAGAATGCGAGAAGAAGAAGTTGCTTCCGTTTCTTCTAACACTTACAGCAAGATGGTAGGTGACTTTGTTAACGATGCAAAACGAACAGTAGAAGATTCTTGGGACTGGTCTGCACTTAGAACTACCTTAACAATTTCTACTACTAACGACATTTTTAACTACGTACTTACAGGTAGCCAGAACAGAATCAAAGCTCTTAACGTAATCAACGATACAGCTAATGTGTTTATGGAATACAAGACAGCTACGTACTTTGACGAAGTTTACCTTGTGTCTGATCCTGTCAAGGGTGCGCCTAAGTACTACTCGTACAACGGTGTTGACAGTAACGGTGATACGCAGATTGATATTTACCCAGTACCAGAAAAAGAGTACACCATTCGTTTCAACTGCGTTAAGCGTACTGCTGACTTGTCCGCTGATGCTGACGACTTGTTAGTACCGTCTATGCCTGTAATGCACTTGGCTATTGCTTTGCTGGCTCGTGAACGTGGTGAGACAGGTGGTACGTCTGCTCCTGAGTACTTTGCTATTGCTGACCGTTATCTATCTGATGCTATTGCATTGGACGCTCAGAAGCACCCAGAAGAAGTAATCTTCTATACCCCGTGAGGTAACTATGGCTCAACAATTACAAAGCATTAATCTTGTTGCACCAGCCTTCAAGGGAATCAATACAGAAGATTCTCCGCTGGCACAAGATCCTTCGTTTGCCGACATTGCTGACAACGCAGTGATTGACAAGCGTGGACGTATTGCGTCACGTAAAGGTAACCTTGTTATCACAACGGACAAGACTGAGTTAGGCTCTGCGAAGATTAGAGCGATTAAAGAGTTTGAAGATAACGCAGGCAACACCAAGGTGTTTTCTGTAGGTAACAACAAGATACTTAGCGGTACTACAACATTGGTTGATGAGACTCCCGGTAGTTATACGATTACTTCTGACAACTGGAAGATGGTTAATTTTAACGACAAGGTTTATTTCTTTCAGCGTGGTTTTCAGCCTTTAGTGTATGACAACGCAGGAGGCGCTGTAGTCACTCTTAGCAGCGTTTCTGGCGCGGCTGGTGTTACTAGTGCTATGTACGGTAACGAGGTTCTAGCGGCTTATGGGAGGCTCTGGACGGCAGACGTTAATAACGACAAGTCTACTGTTTACTGGTCTGACCTGCTAATAGGCCATGACTGGTCAGGTGGCACTAGCGGCTCTATTAACTTATCTAAGGTCTGGCCTGACGGTTACGACGAGATTGTTGCATTAGCTGCACATAACAGCCTGTTAATTATATTTGGCAAGCACAGCATTGTTGTTTACCAAGGTGCAGAAGCACCAGCAACGATGGCATTAGCAGATACGGTAGCAGGAGTAGGTTGCGTAGACAGAGACACAGTTCAATACACGGGTACTGATGTGTTGTTCTTGTCGCATACAGGGCTAAAGAGCTTTGGCAGGACAATACAAGAAAAGTCCATGCCTATAACCAGCCTGTCTAGCACTGTATCAAAAGACATTATTGGCTTGTTGCAAAATGAAACTGGATTTTACCGCTCTGTCTACAGCCCTGAAGAAGGTTTTTATCTAATTACTTTTACTGCTCAAGATACAACTTACTGCTTTGACGTTCGAGGCACACTAGAGAACGGTGCATATCGTGTTACTCGTTGGCCCGGCACTGGCTTTACTAGTTACGGCAGACAAGATGATGGCACTCTGTTGATTGGTAACGGCAGTGGCATTAGTGAATACAGTGGTTACAGAGACAATGGAGAAACGTACCGCTTTAAGTACTACAGCCCCGGATTAACCTTTGGAGACCCTTCTAGGTTAAAGACACTAAAGAAGCTACGTCCTACAATTGTTGGTGCTAACAGTGCAATTATGTTTCTTAAGTGGGCGTATGACTTTGGTACGTTCTTTCAGACTGCAGAGTTTACCGTTGGTAATCAGGTAACAGGTTACTACAACGAAAGTGAGTTTAACAGTACAGCAGAATTTACAGGTGGTGATCTAACGTCACGACGTGGAATAAACACTACCGGAGGCGGTGGAGTTATAACAATAGGGTTGGAAGCGGACATAGACGGTTCAGGCTTGTCTCTCCAAGAGATTAACGTGTTAGCACTAATGGGTAAAGTACTATGAGTAATTATACAAAGACTACTGACTTTGCCGCTAAGGACAGTCTACCTTCTGGGGACAGCGGTAAAATCATTAAGGGCGCTGAGTTTGAAACAGAGTTTGACGCCATATCAACAGCTATCGCTACTAAGGCAGACCTTGCTTCACCGACCTTTACAGGCACAGTGACAATTCCTGCATTGACTTTTACAGGTACGCTGTCAACAGGAACGATTGATGGAGGTACTTACTGATGGGCGGCTTCGGACAAGGTAATTCAGGGCAAGGAGCTTTGGGATCAGGCCAATCTACTCCTACCGCAGCAGCTAGTAACAGCAATTTGTTTGATAGTATTGGTGATTTTTTAGGCGGTCTTGGTGGTTTTTTACAAGGAACTGGAGGAACTGCTTTAGCTGGAGCAGGAGGAGCAGGTCTTCTTTATGATGCTTATAAAGACCTTGGTGACATTGGTACACGGGGTTTAGAACTAGGTCAAGACTTAGCTACAACCCAGATGGGACAAGCGGCCTTTAGACCTTACACCGTAACTACTGCTACTGGTGGTCAGTTTGCAGCAGGTCCTGAGGGTTCTAGACTAGGACTGTCACCACAGGAACAAGCGATTCAACAACAGTTAGCAGGCCAAGCTGGTCAGTTGTTTGGTCAACCTGTAACAGGACAAGCTCAGTTAGCTCAGGCAGGTCTTGGTGCGTTAGGCGCAGGACAACAGCTAATGGGTCAACCTACGTTTGGCATGGCTCCTACTCAAGCTGCATCACAGCAAGCCTTTGGCCTAGGTGGTCAGTTCATGGGTGCTGCTGGAATGCAACCTGCTGATATAAATCTACTACGTGGTCAATTTGCAGGACAAGTAGGTGGACTATTAGGTCAACAGCCCAGCGCTGACATAGGACAGTTCGGTCAACAGGCATTAGGTCTTGGTATGCAAGGACTAGGTACTACTGCTCCTGAAGACGTAGAGGCTTTGCGTAGACAGTACGGTGGTTTAGCAGGACAAGCAGCACAACAAGTACTACAACCTACTGCAGGACGAGAAGCAGATGTATTTGAGCGTATACGTGCTACACAACGTCCCGGAGAAGAGCGTCAGCGTCTTGCATTAGAGGAGCGGTTAGCAGCCCAAGGAAGACTAGGTACGTCCTCAGCAGCCTACGGTGGTGCTACACCAGAGCAGTTGGCTATGGCTACTGCACAGGAAGAAGCACGTAACAGAGCGTCGTTGTCTGCTATACAACAGGCCCAAGCAGAACGTCAGCAAGCATTGGGTGAGGCGCAAGCCTTTGGTGGTTTGTTTGGTCAGCAAGCTGGTTTGTCAAGTCAGTTGCAGTCTCAGGCACAACAAAGAGCGGCACAGCTATCACAGCTTGGCTTGTCTGCAGAGCAAGTACAGTCACAGTTACAGTCAGAAGGTCTTGGAAGAGCTACTACTGCTGCTGGACAAGCTGCTCAATTGGCACAACTTGCTGGTGGTCTTCAGGCTCAGCAGGCAGGACTAGGCGCACAGTACGCTGGCTTAGGTGCAAACCTAGCAGGACAACAGCAGGCTCTGGATGCTGCAAGACAACAACAAGCACTACAAGCATTGACTGCTGGTCAAGGTCTACTAGGTGGTGGTCTTGGACTGCAACAGGCGCAGCAACAGTTGGGCATGGGTGCTCTTGCAGGTTCTTACCTACCACAACAGCAACTTCTGGCAGCATTGGCTCCCGGACAAACCGCTGCAGCACAACAGCAGCAAGCTCAGTTGTACGGCACAGGACTCTTTGGTGAGGCTACTGCTTCCGGTATTGATGCTCTGTTGGGTGCTAACTTGGGTAGAGCTAACTTAGTAGGTTCAGCAGGTACAGGACTCTTAAGTGGTATCTTTGATAGACGGAATTACGGAGAGTAATAATCATGGCTAGATTTGGTAGAGAATTTGTAAGAGCAGCTACACAACCTGCGTTTACACAGGGTTTGTTTACTGCTGCTCAAGCTGCTGGTGGTGCTCCTGCTCGTGCAGCTGCGGCACAACAACAAGCAAATCTTCAAAAAGGTTTGTTTGGCCTTGAGCAAATGGCTTTGTCTGGTGATCTTACTCCAGAAATGTATAAAGAAGCGGTAGGTTCTTATACGCAACTTATGAAACAAAACCCCGCTCAAGCAGATGAAATTAGAAAGTCTCTTGCTAGTGTTGGTGCGTCTGTTAGAGAGCAAGATAAAACACGTTCTAAAATACAAGCAAATAACTCATTATCAGATATACAAACAAGAATGACTGCTTTATATTCTGATCCTACAATTGACAGTGCAAAACAAGAAGAAGAAGCTGCTAAGTTGCGGTTAGAGTTTGAAACAGTAAAAGAAGAAAACCCTGATATTGATTTTTCTTCCTTTACAAACTGGGATGTACGTTCTCAAAACGCAGGAATAACTATAGCTTCTCGTATTAAAGAACAAGAAGACGATGTTGAAAGAGAAAGAATAAGAAGTAATCTTTCAACGAGAAGTATAGATGAGCGGACAAGATACATTCAAGAAGAATATAATGGTCCTTTGAGTGATTACGCTGTTACTATGGCAAATTCTTTGAATGCTTTTGATGAGCGTGCAAAAGCAAGAGAAGAAGAAGCAACAAACAGAAAACAAAACTTTAATTCATCAATTGAAAATTTAGAAAAAAGTCTAGAAAATTTGCCTGTAGGATTAAAACAAGACTTAACTAAGCAATTAGATGACGTTCGGCAGCTTCAAACAACAGGAATCAGAAACGGTGTTTGGATTACTACAAGGTTGCAACAAGTAGCCCTTGAAAAACTTAACGGCATAGATTCCAGAATTGAAAGCTTTAAAGAGCGTCGTTACGTAGCTGATGAGCGTTCTGTAAGGGATGCTGAAATAAAGATAAGCGCTTTATCATCACAAATAAATAATCCTCCAGAAAACTCAGCAGAATTAGGAAGACTTGCGCGACTTGCTGCTATAGAAGGAGGTGAAAACAGGGCTTTTAAGGATTTAAGCGGAGCAAAACAACAAGAGTATCTTCAGAGAGCTAGACAAAGACAGTTAGAAAACCACAACAACGCAATTAACCGGGACATATCAGTTAATAGAGCAATAATTAACGCTATTAAAGGCGATGAAGAAAGCTCCGAAGATTCTTATTCGGCTTATGACGTTGAAATAACAGAGGCTATGGCAGAATATCCCGGAAAAACACGTACAGAAATTATAGCAGCATTGCAAAGAGCAAAAATAATTCCTACAGACTCTTCCGGCACTGTTTCTGAAGAAGTTATAGAGGCTCCTCAACTGTCTGAAGAAGAAGCACTTTCTATTTGGTTTGGAAAAGAAGGTGAGGGTTTTGATTTAATAGAAAGCGTAAAAGAAAGCGTACAAGGTTCTTTATCAAAAGCTGCTGTCAATACTAGAGTGTACAAAAAGTTTACAGACGGCAGTGGAGGCGATCTTAGAGGCGTTTCTACTAGCGATTTAGAAATGGTCGTTAACGATAACAATAAGTTTACTCCAAGAATTAAAGCAGAGTTAGCTAGGAGACGTGCGCAAAATGGGTAAGTATTCTGATTTGTTTAAAGACACTGGAAAATATTCTAATCTTTTTGATTACGAAAAAGAAGACGAACAAGAAGAAACGGAGTACAGTGGTTTTAGAGCAGGAGCAATAGACGTTCTTGAGTCTGGTCTTGGTATCGGTGACGAATTAGACGCGACTGTTCGTTTGCTAGTAGGTGAGTCAGATAACTGGACAGATGCTATAACGCAGTCTAGAAAACAACTAAGGTCTTTTGAAGAAGATAATCCTTACATGTCTGGTGCTTTAAGCGCTGTTGGTGTAGTAGGAAGTTTATTTATTCCCGGAGCGGCTCTTGCTAAAGTAAGTCAAGGGGCCAGCAGAGCGCAACGTGTAACTCAAGCAGCTGGTTTAGGAGCCGTTGAAGGGGCTGCTTACGGTTTTTTGGCTGGAGAAGGTGAAGAAAGACTTTCCAGTGCTGCTTTAGGTGCAGGAGTAGGCGGTGCTTTAGGCGGCGTAGCTGGTCGTTTTTTAACCAAAGGGGCTGATGAAGTTTCTGATGCGTTTGTACGCGAAGTTTCTGAAGACATAAATAAACCTATAGATATAGGCGGCGCTGATGGTTTTGTGAATAGAGGACGTGCTTCTTCCGGTACAGGTGATTTAGATCCTAGTACACACACTCGAAAGTCTACGTCGGTTCTTGATGATGACGTAGCACCTAACAGTATTCACGAAGACCCAAAAAAAGGAAGTAGGATAAGAGGCTCTTTACTTTTAGGTACTCGTGAATGGTTAGAAAAAAATGTAGGTATTAGGGCTGCTCGTCTTGTTGAAGATACCGAAACAATGGCTAGGGTAGAGTATTCAAAAGTCGATGAGATATTTAATAACGATAACTTTACTAACTTTTCAAAGCTTTTAGAAGACGATAAAACACTTAAGAGTTTTTTCTTAAGAATGAATAAAAACATAGATCCAGATAATAGAACTACTTTTGGTTTAGCTAGACGTTATGCTAAAACACCAGAACAAAAACAAGCCGTTGATTTGTTGGAGTTAGAGTCTAGGGTTCTTCGAGAATATGACTTTGTTCCTTATAGCAAGACAGATGATTATTTTCCCACAATAAATGTAGCGCGTACTTCTGGAGCTACAAAAGTATCTGACTACGACAATCCTGTAGAATCTCTTAGAAATATGGCAAAAGACATTTCTGTTGCTAATGTAGTGGCCCGTCGTTTTAATTTAGATATGTCTAAGTATGAAGACGAAGCGCGTAAGCTAATTGTGGATACTAATAAGCCTATGTCGCGTTTAGAGTTTGTTATTAAAAAAGTTAGGGACGAGGCTTTTGATCAGGCAAAAAAACAAGGCAACGTTTCTGATCCTTCGGCTGTTGCTGATAATTTAAAAGATGGTTTACGTAGTGTTCTTATAGCATCTAAAACTGGGGGCGATGCTGTTGGTGCGGTAGCTAGACGTAGTATTTCTGCTGCTCTTTTAGCAAACCCTATAAACGCTGTTCTTAACTTTATCGAAGGATTTACTGCTCCTGTTTATCAGAACGGTGTTAATGCTTGGGCGCAGACTGTACCCAAAGCAATTTTAGCTACTTTTAATAAGAACTTTGGTGCTGAGGAAGGTCGTAAGTGGGTATCTAATAAGCAATTAGGCTTAGATAATTTCATGGGTGAGGTACAGAACAGCGCTAAAAAAACTATGGACGATTCGTTAGAGACTGCTCGTTACGCAAAACTTAACGAAGCGTTTGCTGGCTCTCTTGACAAAATAAGTGAAGGCGCTTACAACTTATCTGGTGTACGTACAGTAAACCGAATGGGACAAGAAATTTTAACTAACTCTTCTATAAAAAGAGGCATTACTTTAGCTAAAAAAGGAGATAAAAAGTCTTTAGCAACCTTAAAAAAACATCCGGGTATGCGTGGTTTATCAGAGTCTGAGTTTAACAAAACTGTTGATGCTCTTAAGAAAGAAGACTTAACTAGTGGTTGGGTTACTAATTTTGCAGGAGCGTCGTTAAACAAGTGGCAACCTGTTAGTGCAGTAACAATGCCAAGAGCTTACAACGATAACCCTAACTTCCGTATTATGTACAGTATGCTGTCGTACATGAATAGACAAGCAAATAATCTTAGAACCGAAGTAGGTCTTAACTTAATGAAGGCTCAAGAAAAAGGTTTAAACAGTAAAGAAGGCTCTGAAGCAGCAAAAGCTGCCATGATTAACAGCGCTAAGTATACGGCCTTGTTTGGTGTTATTGCTGGTATATGGGACGATGCTCGTAAGACTCTGGACTTTACTAATGATAAATATCTTGAAGATGTTCTTACGCCGGAAGGGGTGGCTAGTGCGACAATAAACCAACTTGCTTCTAACATGACAAGCGGTGTTCTTAACATACGCGCTCAAGAATATGGTGGTGATCCTATTAGCATTACTCCTGCTCCTTTATCAGCTGCCTCTAAGGTATCTGCTGGAGTAGGGAAGTTGTTTACTGATCAAGATGTTGATCCTTTACTAAGATCCTTACAAACATACACCCCCGGCGTAGCTACTGTTGATCGCATTATCCGAATGACTCCGGTGCTTCAAGAGCAGCTAGGCAGGGAGCGTTTACTTACTGACGATTAAATCTCGCAGTTGTTACCAGTACAGGCTAACGTCTGTGATCCCTCAGTCATATCAGAGTTTTCAGAGATGTTCCAATCAATAGTCTCTGGAAACTCTGCCTTCAACTTCTCATAAGTCTCTAAGTCAATAGGCTCATAAGGTGCTTGTTGATAGGTATGCTCTGAGTAGGGTAGGAAACTAATACCACTGATCTTATCGAACTTGTTATACAACCATTGACCTACTTCCAGAAACTCATCGTCCCTGTAGTAACACGTCATTGATGGTTTATGTTCACACCAGTAGTCCTGATATATCTCCCATAGTTCTAACTGCTCCATTGCACCCATCTCAGAGGCTGTGACAGCCCCGTCAGGAGACTTTATAGGGAAGGAGAATACCTTAGTAGTGGGTGACATTACATCGTCCTCTACAGGCACTCCTGCAGCTTCTAAGACTTGACAGAGCGGGTCTCTTGCGTCTGCTCGTACTCGTCGGATGTACTGGTCAGAGTAGCGTGGATGTATCCCGGAAGCGCTATCAACAAGCTGACTAACAGTACCAGAGGGCTTAACAGCAGTAATAGCAGTGCTACAATTGATGCCAAGGCGATCAGCCCAAATAGCATTAGTAGAAATACACTCTCCCTTAAGCGCTCCCAACCACTCTCGTAGCTCATCCTTGTCCCCTCGTCCTGACATTACTGGGTGATCCATAATACCTGTTAACGATACACCAAGTAGTGATTCCTCTTCAGTGTTCTTCTGCCACACCTTACGTAGGTAACGAAAGTCTGTCAAGGTAGCCTGTAAAGTTCCAAGGATAGACGCAACACGTACTTTTCGTTTGAGACTTGAGAGCGTATCGGTTGACCTGACAACAACTTCTGATAGATTGCAGAACTGGTTTGGCCGTAGGATAATCTCGCTACATGGATTAGTTCCAAAATCATAGGTAGCATCTCGTCGCTCGTTCTTTGCAGCTTGCTTTTGACTTGCGACTCTAGAGAACATACCTCGCTCTCCTGATCGGGACTCGTATAAACTTTTCCACTCATTTAAAAATGCCTCAAAGTCTGGCTTCTCTGTATAACATGCACTGTTGTTAGCTAAGCCCCTCTGAGGGTTGTCAACCCACCACTGTCCTGACTTGCATCGTCGGAGTCTATCGTCAGTGAGGTTAGAGAGACTGATGAGAGCGGACCTTCTGACACCCCCGACAACGACGATCTGTGCAATCTTACAGCACAAATCGTGGCATTCAATTGAGGACAGTTTACGTCCATGAGCTTCCCTAAAGACCGCGACGGTGAAGTTAAACAAATCGACAAGAGGTTCTGGACCAGATGCTCTACCGCCGAAGGTTTTAAGTGCTGCCCCCGCAGGTCGTACTCTAGATATGTCCCACTTTGGAACTTGACCTGAATAGAGCAGGCTGATAAGTTCTCTGTAGGCTTTAGCCCATCCAATTTTAGAATCGGTGATGTGTATAACTGAATCGGTGTCATGAAAATCCTCCGCTACTTCAGGTAGTTTAGATACGTATTGTCGTTCAACAGAATAGCCTACGCCTGTACCGCACATAAGGACGTACATCATCTCGTCAAACGCTTTAGGGTGGTCAATAGGTAGGTAGCTACAGTTAAAGCCAGCTACGTTGTCACGGTCAAGAGCCTCACCTGCTGTCATCAAAGCTCTCATGCTAGGCATAACGTCCATGTCATGAATGTCTTTGAACATGTCGTTAGCTTCTTCCAATGTTATCTTTTGCTTCTCTATCCAGAAGTTTAGATAACGGTCTATTGTTTCTTCCCAAGTCTCACGACGCTGCTCCTCTGGTAGGTAACGTGCGTACCTGCTTTTGTGTATGTACTGTTGATATGCGTCCAATTATATTACTCCTTTGCTCATCTGTATATGTTGTCCAGTTGGTAATTTCATCTTTGGTTCTACCGCAGCCTGTACATTGATCATCAACTAACTTGCATTGTTTAACACAAGGGCTAATCATTTAGTTCTTTGATGAGTCTGTCAATGTACCAGCGACACTTGCGTAGATCCTCAACTGGCTTACCTTTGTAATCGTACCGCCAAAGATACTTCAGTGCGTTGCCTTTAAGATACCCACGAAACTCATGCTCAGGCATGGATGCCTTGATAGCTTCGATAGCTTCTACTGCACCTTTGTTGTAGTGGTCAGGCTTCTCTACAGGATCAGCTTTTTTCCTGATAGATAAGCTGTTAAGTGCTGCTATTGTATCCCACTCTTCAGGACTTGCGTTGTCAATACTCATCCGTACTTCCTCTTGAGGTAGTGCAGACTAACAGGTAACTCGTCAAAGGAACCGTTGTTTACTTCGTTGAGCATCCAAACACCTGACCAGCTACCGTTAGTTTGAGGGTTTAAGTAGTCTTCACTGTGGTTGTAGAAGATACCAGCAAACAATCCAGTGATGTTACTACCGTCTGCTTTACGTGCGTAAGCTATGTCACGGTCTTGCACGTGTCCCATAATGCACGACATGAACTTCTTTTGCAACATAAGTTTTGCACACGTGACGGGTCTACCCATGACACCACTGGTGAAGTAGTGACAGTAGGCGATGCCGTCGATGACGGTTGGTTGCAAGAAAGGTACAACTTCCCATCCAAGCTTTTCCAACTTAAAGTCGTCATAGCTCATCAGTCCTTCTAGTTTAGCGTCAGCTTCAACAGCTCTTTCAATACGCTGCTCATGGTTGCCTAACAAGAATACCATACGAGGGTTCCATGTCTTCTTCTTGTTACTACGAAGACGCTTCTTCTCTGCCTTGATAGGTGCTAGGAATAGATCCATAGCGTCCAGACCTGCTTTAATATCCTGCGTGTAGCGTCGTCCTTCAAAGGACTTTTTACCAACGTCATAGCTACTGAGACTTGGCATGTCCCAGTGATCCCCCAGATGAATGATAACGTCAGGCTTTGTTGCTGCAGCATATCGACCAGCCCAGTACAGATGGTCAGCACTGTTACCGGGTTTGACTTGCGTGTCAGGTATTACTAAGTGTCTAGTCATTGCTTTTTACTCCATCCGACAGGGCAGGTTTCAGGCGTGTACCATGTGAATCCTTGCTTGTCTGCCCACTCTTGCATGGTGTATCTTGTCCCGTCACTTCTACGTCTTGCTCCGGGCATGGCTGTTCTTGGGTTTTGGAAGACAAAGACAAGTTCCTCCTTCTCGCCAAGGCATCTGCTAATATCAACATATTTCTTCGCTTCCGCTCTATCACGAAACCTCCCTTTAGCTTCAATATATATAGTAGAATGTATACTGTAATATACAAAGTCAGGTTCGTAAGTCTTGACTTGAGTATACGTTAGCTTGTTGACATGGTACTCACACCGTTTAAACTTCTGGTGAAGATCATACTCGAACCAACTATCGTAGCCCTTGGGTATGTTACGTCTCGTTCTCTTCACTTGGCCTTTCCCATATCTGATTAGGTTCACGACGTAGCCAGAGCAGCCTAGCGTTCTCAATGACACGCTCTTCAGACTCTAGTAACTCAACACACTTGTTGAACATCTCTATCTCTGACAGCCCTTCAAGAAGCTTCTGAGACTTTTTATCGCCTATACCATACACACCGACAATGTTATCAGCTTTGTCACCCATGATGATTTGACGATAGAAGAACAACAGACCTTCCTCTGGGTTAACAGAAGTTAGTTCACGTTTGTTGAAGTTGTATTGCCTGCACGGTACTTGTTGAAAGTCCTTGTCTAGACTGACAATGATGCTGTCAGGGATGGCGGTAGCGTCGATAGCAATCAAGTCATCAGCTTCCTCATCTTCTGATACGATAGCATTCCAGTCTTCGATCAAGTATTCACGTATAGCTTGCAAGTGTACAGGCTTTTCCTTGTCCTTACGGTTTCCCTTGTAAGGCGCAGTAATGGCTACATCATTACGGAAGTTACCCTTACCTGTCAGGTAGACACGGTAGTCTGGCTCACCCTCTATCATGGTGTATAGATCGCTTACCAGATCAGACAAGAAACTGCCCGTCGTATAACAGGCAGTCTTGACCGACTCATCATTGCACTTGAAAGCACAACGATAAGCCACTATGTCACCGTCGATTAGGATCACAACGCTTCCGCTTCAGAGACGGCGTTGTCACTGTATTCAATCAGATTAGTGATCTTCATCTTGATCATGGAAGGTGAGCGTCCAGTACCAACAGACCAATCGTAGTAGCCTACAACCGCCACTGCTTCTGAACCGTTAGCAATCAGCACGTCTTCAGGTATCTCAGTACCGTCAGCATCGGTCAGACGCATAGGGTTGTTGCTCTTCATGGTGATAAAGAAACCACGGTCATCACCTTTGTTGCTTGGTGCAATGCCCATCTCTTCAATGGCTTCGATAGCTTTATCGCTAAGGTTGCCAAGTTGTACCTGATACTTGTTGCTGTACTTGTTGAGCTTGTTACGCTCGCACCAGTAAACAGTTCCGCGTACAGTGATGGGTGGTAGTTTGTTAGCTGTCATAAGTTTTCTCCTAGTGAGTTTCAGCCCAGTTGTTGCCTACTCTATATTCGCCGTCTAAGGGACACCGTAGGCTGAGTGTCTCACCGGCGATTCTGATTGCACGTACACCTATACGACCAACTGTGTCAGCGTAGTGGGCAGTCGTTTCTATCTGCCATTCATCGTGTACGTTCGCTACAAATCTATGTGGTATGTTCTTCAATCTATCTGACAAGTGTACCAGAGCTTGCTTCATAACGATAGCCCCTGCACCCTGCAGTAACGTATTCAAAGCGGCGTGTTCTGATCTGACTCTGAGCTTTCGTCCGTCGAGTCCAGTAAGTATGCCTGATGCAGCCTGCCTGAGAGTGTCTCCTCTAACTCTTTCAAGAGACGGCGTGTTAGATAGAAATGTTTCTTTAAGTCCTCGTCCAGTATTGCTATTTCCTCCAACGATAGCTCCGATCTTAGCATCTCCGGCTCCATACAGAAACGCATAAATGAATGTCTTTGCAAGAGGCCGACTCTCAAGTCCTGCTGCTCGCTGATTAGCCGTATGAATATCGCCATTGAGTAATTCATTAGTGTAATTCTCATCGTCCATGTAGTGAGCTAACATACGAAGCTCTAGTCCGCTGGCGTCAATACCAACAAGAACATTACCCTCATCCACTGTCCAACATGAACGGCACTCAGTCCCGAACGGAGCAGATACGGCGGGTACTTGCGCCATGTTAGGTGACTGGTGTGTCATACGTCCTGTCACAGCTCCGTTGGTAATGACTCTACCATGTACCCTACCATCATCCTTAACTGCTTTCAACCATGAATCTATCTGTGCCACTCGTTTCTGTAACATCATGTAACGTGCGACTGCTTTAGCTTCTGGAAGATCTATACCCTCAAGCACCTTCTCATCAACGATGATGTTTCCCTTCTCTGTCTTCTTGTTAAACTTAACGCCAAGACCTTGCAGACGCTCTGCTATCTGCTTACGTGAGCCGGGATTGAACACTGTTACCTTATCCTTCAGACGCTTAAATGTCTTCTCAGAGATACGCTCTTCAACGATAGGTGGAAAAATATCTTGTAGGCTCGCTTCAATGTTGTTCATCTCAAACATCAAATCCATCATCAGCTTCTCAGCAAACGGTATGTCTAACTTAAAACCGTTACGTTCCTGCTCAGTCACGATCCAACCTACGTTATGCTCAAGCTCAACAGACTGCTGCGAGAATCCTTCTTTGCGTATCTGCAACGCAAGCCATTGATGTACACGCTCAGTCAGCTCAACGTCAGCGATACAGTACTCGACCATCTCGTCAGTCAGTCCTCCGTCGTAGTCCTCGAATGCAATCTTTCCAGCTCCTCCAAGAATCTCTCCCCAGTTTCGCAGGGAATGACCGCCCTCTTGACTGGGGTTGTAGAGTCTTGAGAGGTAGAGTGTGTCCACAACGCTATGCCTAGGGATGCGTACACCCCAAACACTATCAAGAACGTGACAGTCAAATCCGATGAGATTATGCCCCACAATCTGTTGCGCATCATGTAACACCTTCTTCAGTGTGTCGGGTGTGGTGTGTACTTGTATATCGTTCTTCACCTTCGTAACTGCACACCAGATCGTTGAGTGATCCAAAGTAGTTTCTATATCCAAGTAGCAGGTATTCATGATACGTCTCATTTAATTCGTCACGTTCAGGATCGTAGTTAAACTTCTGATAAATCTCCGTCAACTGTTCCTGCTCTAATATCCAACTCCCAATCTTGCTCATAATATATCATCTCCTCTATGTCTGCGAGTGTCCGTAGATCATCACGGTCAATTACATCACCGTCATCTAGACTAACAGCAAAGCATCTGTTGCACAAATCTACAAACTCTTTGCTGATAGCGTACCGTCTTGTAGCTTCGTAGTCTGTTAGCTCTACGTCACACGCCATACATCTCACAACATCAAATCCTCTAACTGGTTTATTCTAAGATTGTAACAGTTAGCTCGAACAATGAATCCATTATCACCGTCCTGTTCTCCCTTCTTCAAGAACCTAGCATCCTCAAAATACTTGTCTTTGTCAAGCCATCCAAGAACGTACAGATCACCTTGTCGTATATAACGAGTAAACAGATACTTATCACACTGCTGATGCAACGATGTTTCTGCAATGCTGCAATCGTAATAGTCCTTCGGCGGAACCGTTGTCTCTTTTGTCTTAACATCAATGGTGATACCGTTCCATGTCAGGTCATAGTCCTTACAAGGTGTTCGTTCACAGTCTAAGTAATCAGCCAACATAATCTCTGCCAAGAAACCAACGGCATTCCCTGCTCCTTTACGAATGCTGTTACGTATCGCTCCCATCTCAGCAGACTCAGCCAATGCTTTCTCTTTTTGTTCATTGGTAGGTGTTAAAGTAATCATTCATCCTCCGGTTCTGCTAAAACTATACGAACATCTTTATACATATAAGGATCAATACCTATAGTAGCGGCTTCACACCGGCGGTAACTCCCTTTAAGAATAACTTGAGGTATAAAAACACCATCACACGCATACATATCACCAATTAAAGTGTATTCAAGATCACTCATAGCGGTTTCTCCTCACGTTCATCACGTTGTGTTAGTCGTCCTGTTGCTTCATTGTAGAATACTTCACACGCCTTGCCGGTCTTTCCGGTGTACCTGTTCTTCAACACCCGCAGCACGGTCGTGTTTCTAACAATGGGATCATCACTCTGGCTGTTACGTTCAGCACCGATGACCGCATCAGAGAGCTGTGCAATCGACGCAGAGCCACGTAACATACCAAGGCTAGTGACAGCACCGTCCTCCAATTGCTTCCCTTCAGGGCGTCTCAGGTGGCTCACAAGGAACATACAGATCCCCATCTCCTGCACGAACGTCCTCAGCTTAGTCATGATCATATCCAAAGCACGTCGCTCATCACCGTTGCTCTGGTCAGACACGAGTATTGAGACGTGATCGAGTACGATATAACGTACGCCTAGTACCTTAACGAAGTATCTCATGCGGCCCAGTACGTTTTCTATCTCGTTACTGCCGAAGTGTTCCCAGAGATAGACACGGTTCTCATAGTCCATCGTATCGTACACTAGATCAATGTCGGTGTCGTCATACTCACAGTCAGGTAGGTGGATAGGTTTGTTCAGCTCAAGACCTACCAGTCCTCGCATGGTACGCTCAGGTGTCTCCTCAAGAAACATCAAGCCAAGGTTATCTTCTGACTGCGCCATGATAGAACTGACTATCTCACGCAGAAGCGTAGACTTACCCAGTCCAGAGCCTGCACAAATAGTAACCAGCTCAGCAGTGCGTATGCCGTACAGGTGTTTGTTCAGCCCCTCGAACGGGTACTGTACCTTCGCCTTGGTCAGTGGCTTCTTGATCAGATCACGTAGCTCACCAGCACCAACGATCCCTTCAGGTGTGTAGGGTTGAGCAGACCAGAATGCTTTGGTGTACGCATCAGCTTGATTGTTAACAAGGTAATCACACGCATCTTTGTAGCCGTTGACGTGCTTAACAATCCTCGCTTTGTTACCGAACAGATCAGCACATTCCTTTGACGCTCTCTGTCCCGGCTCGTCAGCGTCGAAACAAATAACAATGTTCTCGAAGCTGTTCAGCCAATCATAAAAAAGGCGACAGTCCTTTGCCGCCGACGTTGCACCGTTACGGACACTGACAACGGGATACATACTACCTGTCATTTGATGAGCTGCTAACGCATCGTACTCACCTTCAACGATAGTCACATACTTACCACCTTCAGGGAACAAGTGCTGTCCATACAAGCCTGCTTGCTTCCAGTCACCAATGATACTGAACCGCTTGTCAGGGTTGCGTACCTTGGCAGCTATGGGTTTTGTTGGATCATCAGGGTTGTAATAACCAAAGGTTGTAACGTCACCCTGCTTGAGTGCTGCGTACTTCTTCGCCGTCGATCCTGTAATTAAACGGTCAGTTATTGAACGGTACTCCGCTGTGATTAACCGATGTTCTGTCTGGCTAAACGATGGCTTCGGTGCATCGCTGATAGAACCTAGCTCTCGCACGTTGTCAACCTTCGCCGCTGGTGTGTACGTATCACAGACAAAACACTTACTTGAACCGTCATCGTTGTACGCTAACCCGTCACTGCTGTCACAGTCAGGACATGGTTTATGTGTCTCAGTGAATGCCATTACGTCCTGCTCCCATGTCAGTGTACAGCTCGTCAATCTTTTCGTCGTCCATTGAATCTAACAGGTCAGAGAAAAAGTTACCAGCAATATTCATTGCTTCAATGAGCGTTAACGTCTCCAACTGTCGTTCAACAAGCTCACTCACTTTCTGTTCTTTAGAGATACTCATAGGTTAAATACCTTATAAGATAATAATTTAATGATGGACTTTTCTGCTTACTGCAGAGAGTCTAACACGCTTCTTCAATTCTCCACAAGTCCTCATCGGAAATATGTTCGAGAATCTTGTCATAAACTGTGTCGCTGATCATGTCCAGTATTTCTACGTCACCCCACTTGACAGATGTTAATTCAATAATCTTGTCGTATGGGTCGTAGTGATAGTCAATTGAAATGTCAACCGTCATGTCTAGGTCAAACATATTACACGTCCTCATAAGGCATCTCCTTGTATACATCGCTGTTCTTGACTTTTTCAATTGCTCTGTAAAGTGTCTGTTCTAATATCTCAACATGTCCGTTGTCAACAAAATAATCCAGCACGGTCTGAGCTAAATTTAAAGACATGACTCCACGTGAAAAGTTATTAGTGCCTGTATGTAGGGCGTTAACCATAGATGTATCAGCGTAAGGATGTTCGTAATAATGCTCCGCACACGCCTTAAAGAAAGGATCTAACGCTTCAATAAGATCTTCCCATTGCGGTCTGTCGTGTTTAATACGATACCTGTAGCGATACCAACGAGCTGGTTTAGCCCTTGGACTTTCACCCCAGTAGTGTAGTTCTAACCCCATCAGATTATCTTTCATAAAACCTCCGTTGTGTGCTTGACAATTCTGTAACGCTTACCATTGTCACGTTTAGTTTCTACGTAATACTGCGCTTCGCCTACGTCGTCCGTTGTGAACACTTGCGACCAAACATCGTCGTATAATTCAATTACATATAACGTATTCATTCCGATCATAGTTCCTTATCCTCTCTTTCTAGTCTTTCATCCAATACCTTTGTCCATAACCTGTAGTAATCCCAAGCCTTCGATGATGCGTCTTTAATGCGCCATTCTTTTTCACTGGTGTACGAAATTTCTCGTTGATGTTTTTCAGCGTATTGTGCCATCTGTTGTAGCTCGAAAAGCTCTTCATCGGTCATCTGCTTAAGGTTAAAAGTGTTTGATATACGCGCCATTTCTGGTTGTTTCATGTCTACCGCTCCCTGTCTATTGTCAGCCATGTCACTATGATGATGCCAGCAAACAGCATCCCGATAAAGTACAGCAAATTAAATTCCATCCTTCGCTCCTATGTATTTGTCTAGTTTACCTGTTCGCCTAAGTTTCGCAATAGCCCTACTCTCGATGCGTTTAACATCTGTTTCGGTTATGCCTAGCACCTGCGCTATCTCTCGTTGCGACATAAGGTAGTCTACTTTCCTGCCTTCCCTTGTCTTGCTCATAGATTCCCTTAACGTAATTTGATAAAGCAGAACGAATCGTCATCCACCCTATACAAACTGTAACGTCCTTTGAGATATGTATTCGCTGCCGCATTTGTTTTGACCTTATCTTCTTCAGGTATAGAGAACCAGTCATTTTGTTTCATAGACTCGAACAAATCTCTCCACTTGCTCCCTCGATTGCGGAAGTTTACAGGCGCTGGTGCTTTCTTTGATTGAACTTTGTAGTGCTTCATGATTGTCTTCCTTTTAAAGTTAAAGTTGATTGCGGAGTAACCGCCGTTGTCGTGCTAGTTCTTTGGTGCGTCTGTTATAGCGTGCTTTGCGCTGTCGTCGCCGTCTCGCTCGTGGATCTGTCCAGCGCTGGTGTAGGTAACAAAGGCCAGCCCAAACTGGCACAAAGCTAAACAATACAAG